CAGTCATTCCCATGTACTTAGGTTCAACAGCAGGATTAAGAGAGCGAAAACGCAAATCGACAACGCCACTCTTGGTAATATACGGTATGGATAGTCGTCCTGTGAATGCTTCATGTCCAACCTCAGGCTCCGCGACCACGCCTAATCGTGCCAACCGTGCTGCTTCCATTGTTATACCGCGACTTTTTAGGTAGGCTTCTGCCTGATAAATGTTTGCCGCGTACTTCTGAGTTGCTTGTCCCAGCAATTCTTTCTGCGATTCCTTTTGCTTCACGGATGTCTACCCTTTCTTGTTGCGCAACGATTTGTAACGAATTGCCCTGGACTCCACAAGCAAAGCAGATGAAAATATTCTCATCAAGATTCGCACTCCCACTTTGGTGCGTGTCACCATGAAAAGGACACTTGAGATTGACCTGCCCATGACCTTGACGTACACTCGCTCCATAGTGGATAAGTATTTCTCTAATGCTCGGTAAGTCATTCACAGTTCCTCTCAATCCATTGCTCCAAATTCTCTACTACCCAGGCTTTATCTATACCAGCCATGCGTCTTTTAATTATAACATACCTAGGTGGGATTTCATCTAAGCCTCTAGCCTTAGCATAGTTCTCTGCTTCGACTGTGGCTTCTGCCCAGAACTTAGGTAAGTCAATCTTCTTTGTTGCTTTTAATTCAAAGATATAAGTTTGTCCAGCAACCATAGCAACTATGTCGCCTTCATCTTTAGCACCTGCTTTAGTTAAGCGTTCAGCAAATACTTTCTTAGACCTTAACCATTTCATTACTGAAGTTTCAAAGGTCGCACCCTTGCGTTTACCATAACTACTCACGCCATGCCACCTTAGGATACTTAGCAAAGTTAATGAAGAAGAATAAGAAGTCGAGTCTAGTAACCCAAGCAGTAACTGTTGCCACTTCTTCTTCCGCCCATTCTATAATAGGATATCTTTCAAACCCTATACCAAAACAATACCTAGTGTTTAACGAAACAGTTACTGTATATCTTCCGATATCTTTTTGCATTAGTGATTCTCTGGGATATCGTCAACGAACATATACTCAGGGTTAAAGGCAATCCATGTCATGAGGCCTCCTCCTGCGTCTGCTCTTCCGTATCTGTTTTTAACTGGCGCGACACCCATTGAGGTCCCAACAACTCCGAGAGTGCAGATGAGAGCAGGTAGTTGTGCAACCTTGCCCTGAATAGCACTTCGCGGTTGACACGGAGAACCTGTAACTGCTTCACTAGTATGATGAAGCACAACAACAGCAGCATTAGTTGCACGAGCAAGATACTTTAACTCCTTCATGATGGCTCGCATAGAAGCGAACTCTTCACCACCATCGGTGGCTACGTCCATTAAATTATCTACTACAATTAGAACTGGTGGGCAACCCCATAGTTCCTCAAATGCCTGCACTTCTTCATCAATATCTTGAAGCGTTGGTGCAGATTCAAATGACCAAACAATATGACTGCTCTTTGATAGAGTAGCCTTAGTCCAACCTACATCAGATGATAACATTCCTTCTACATCTGACTGACTCTTACCCGAAATCATAGACGCTAATCGCATAGCCATCGTATGAGCGTTAGTATCTGCCGATATATACAACGTCGGCACTTTCATTTTAAGTGCTAATGCTAATGCTAAAGTTGATTTACCCACACCTGGCGCTGCTGCGAACATCGAAACTTCGGAACGACGGACAATGATTTTGTTGGAATCGAACGCCTTAAAGCAGGAAGGTAAAGGTTCCCCTCCGATACTGGCACGACCAACTGAGCGGACAAGTGTACGCATCCTGGTTCCTTTCTATCTTGAAAGAAGAGTCGCAACCAAAATGCAACTGGTGTAATTCGGCTACGACTCTTCCTCATTATTTAATTGTTAGTTAACTGGTTTGCATTGGTCAGGTGTGCCTTGTGGTGAAGGACACGCCCAGAATGCATAAGGCTTTCCGCTTGCTTTACTAATTCCTTCTCGCCAAATACGAGCACCATGCTTACATACTGGTGACGCTGTACCTGATGCTGGCAACACCTGGGTTGGAGGCGAGGAGGCTAAGGGCTTTGTGCCGATAGTGGAACTCGTGGTCGATAAAGGGGCTAGTGTGTAAGCACCTACTACCTTCTGTTGCACAGAGGAGATTTGTGTAGAGTAATCGCCAATGCCTTCTAACAGCACAGACAATTCATCTGCCGTGTTTGCACGGATGTTTATCATATCACCTGTTGGTGTCTTGTAGGAAACTTGTAGTTTCCAGTCTTCATTTGCCATGTTTCTCATTTCTTAGAAGAGAACTGACAATACTCTGTCAGTCCACATCTATTGCAGTTGTTTGTATTTGGTATAAAAATTCCAGCCTTACGTGCTTTGTCAAATCCACTAACAAGATACTCTAACTTCTCATCTGTGTATCCAGTTAAATCTATGAGTGGAGTAGTTCCTTCTTGTCTTGCCATCCAGTAGGCTCCGTACTTAACATCTACCCCTAGAACCTGTTTAAGTCCTAGGCGGTAGAAGCCAAGTTGTAGCGTGCTGAAAGGGGTTTGCTGTGAAGTCTTTAGGTCAACCACGACTAATTCACCATCAACTTCAAAGACTCTATCGATAACCATCTTAACAGGTATATCGGCAAAGGTAGGTGTCAAACCCAATTCAACGGCAGGTGCGCCTTCTGGTGTGTGCCAGATTTTCCAGTTGTGATTAGCAATACGCCAATCGATATATGATTGAACCCATTCAGGTCCAGTCTTTTGCCAAAAATCTACGTTCTCTTTATTAGGGAATGCTTTGGTAGCACGACCACCAACCCTAGCGAAGGTTAAATCTTTACCATCTGATTCCTTTGCCCATGCTTTATCCCAGTAGTTCTGTGCTAGTAACATTATAGGTTCTCCAAATCCCAAGCCTCAGTTGCTGAGTGAAAGGCGGAGCCACCCACAGACCACACCGAAGGTTCTTCGGGTAGTTGAAGTAATCGACCTAGGTAATACTGATACCCACAGTCAATGAATGTTGTAAACGCTGAGTATGATATATGCTCAGGTAATGTGTATCCTTGCAGTTCAATTGCCATAAGTATATTATATATCAATCAGGTAAATCTGTCAACTATAAAATATACTTGACATCTATCTTTGTTAGGTGTATAATTAAATACATAAGATAATATATATAAGACCCCTCTGGGGTCTATTATAATATATATATAATATATACAATAGGATATAATGAGTAAACTATCTGACTTTGATTTAGACTTATCGGTAGGACAGGCTGGCGAAAGACTGGTCGAAGGGTTACTGACTGGTAACAAAACAATAGAAGTCAAGACTGATTTAAAGTGGAAGAACACAAACAACATCTATATAGAAACCGAGTGTTGGTCTCACAATAACCAGTCTTGGTATGCCTCAGGTCTATCTGCAACGAAGGCTGAATACTGGGCATTTGTACTTGAAGGTGTGGTGCTTATTGTACCTACCTCAGTATTGCGCAGAGCAGTTGAGTTGTATGGGGAAGAGATAACCTGTGACATAGAACCAAACCCAAGCAAAGGATATCTTGTACAACCAGGATATGTGCTTTGGGTCACAAAAGAGTTGGCTAAGTAGCAAGGGGAAGGCTACCTAGAAAACACAAAAGACCCCCCTTCCAAAGGTAATCACCTAAGGTTGGGGGGTTTCGTGTCTCTAAGGGGCGTTTAAAGCCCTATTAGGGGTATAGAATTAGTTGCTTCCGCGTCCGAATTCTGTGGCAGATGGGTCTAACCACTTAAGGACTGGTCCTGCAAGACCTGCTAATGCTGCTGCACCTAATTGCTTAGGGTCAGTAATTCCACTCAGATACAGTGCGACTACTGCCGCTGCTGCTGCTCGGAACCAAGTTAGTGCTACTTGCTTGAACTGTGGGTTCATTTATTGCTCCTTTATTTTGTCTTGCTATGCACCTTGCAACAGGTACAAATCAGGGGTTTTGCTATTGGGTAAGCCTTCTTTGCTGGGACTGGTGTAATAGATGCAACCAGTGCTGACAAAGGATTAGGTTGATTCATCCACCAGAACCAAGGGCTAGTGTCATTAGACTTATTAGCATTGATAGAAATATG